CTCTAGCCCTTAGGGAAAAGACACATTTTCTGCAAGACGATATAATAAATCTTGCAAAATAATATAATCTTCTGACGAGATTAGCCTCGGCCCTGCGGGCCTCGGCATATTATATAATGTCTAATAGAATATCATCGTCTTCATACTGTTCTATATTTAATCCAGTATTAATAGCATAACAAATAAGATTATCTATAGTCTTATCATCTTCTTCAGTATCAAATCTAGCTATTAAAGAAATAGCTCCTTTTAAATCTTTTAAGTTGTCAATGTTCTTATTCATTTCAATATCCTCCAATTATATTATTGTATCTACATTACATACTTCTAAACAATCTGTTTCTATAGAACATCCAGTACATTGATTTTCTGCACATTCTATATCTGTTAAAGAAACCATTTCGTGAATCCATTGTTTTCTAACTTGTTTAGAATTACATCTAGCTATAATGTTGATTAAATTTTCTCTTTGATTTTGCATAATAATATCCTCTTTTCTATAAGTTTTTCTTATATTGTAACATAACTTTGTTTCTAAAATCAAAATAACCTAGTTGTTGATTAGGTTCAATATCATAAAGAGAACTTTTCTGCTCCCAAGCAATATCTATCTGTCTTATAAGTTCTAACATTTATAATAGACCTCCTATATGCTATTAAAAAGAAACGAAGCTCTTAAAGAGCTCCGAATCCTCTACTTAATTTAGCTGTTTCTTGTTTCTTAAATGTAGTCTTTATAGTCTTCATTAAGTTTTGAACATTATCACCTTTCATTAATTCTTTGTGATTTAGTTCTTTAATAGCTATATTAGCTACACAAGCAGTAGCCTCTACACCAGTCTTAACCATACCTACACCAACTGTAGCTCCGATTTCAACACCTGCAAGAGTTACTTCTCTACCTACTCTATTTAATACAGAAGCACTAGCTCCTCCTATCATTCTAGCTTTCTTAGTAAAGTTACTTACTTTTACTCCTGTTTGAGCAACTTTAGTAGCTAGTTCTATAGCTTTCATTTGGTCATCATTTAAATTAAAAGCTATTATAGTATGCACTAAAGTGTTATACATCCCTGGTGCAAATGGTTGTTGTAATACTATTATTTGATTTTCATCTACTTTAGCTCCGCCTAATATATCCTTAAGAACTATTTCTATTTTCTCTGGACTATTAGCTATTAAAGCAAATGTATTTTGTATTAATGTTTCATCTGGTTCATATCCTGTTAATACTCCAGATTGTACTCTTGAACTTAAAGCAGTTTCGATTATCATTAATTGAATGTCACTTAACATTTCTGTATCAATTTTAATCATGTAACCGTCTTGTTCAGAACCCATAGATTCTACTCCTGTAACTACTCCTTCTTCATTAGAACATAATGGTATGAATACATTAGCCATTAATTCTCCTATAAGTCTTTCATCACCTTTTATCATTTTTATTGCTTGCATTTTAAAATCCTCCTAATTAGTTAATATTATATTTCCCAGAAGGGAAAGGAGATTAAGCGTTAGCTTGCACTCCGTCCCAACTAGGTTTGTTTCCTGCACTTTCTATGTCGAACACTAATGGTTCATCATTATTATTCTTTTCTGCTGGTGTGCTTACACCAGATAGCTCTTTAGCTAAATCTGTATCATCTATACTTGCTCCTCCAGTTACCTCAAATTTAGGTTGTTCTGATGGTGCAGTAGTTCCTCCAGCTGTTAATGTAACAACTTCTGGTGCTCTTAAAGCGTCTCTTTCAGCCTTAAGCATTTTATATGTTTCCATATCTCCTGACTTTAATGCATTAGTCATTAATTCAGTCATTGTCTCACGTAACTCCTTATCAGGGTCTATTACTTGAGTTGTTGTTTGTGGTACACTTGCTACTGTTTGCATAGTGTTTAGTATAGCATATGCTTTACTTCTTAAATCCATATACACCTTATTATCTCTCATTTTAGGTATATATGATACTTGATTGAATCTTACATTTAATAGCCTATCTTTATATAGTTCATAGAACTCTTTATATCCTGCTAAGTCTTCAGAAGCTAAAGCCTCCCCATTTAATTGCTTACCAGTTTTAACATAGTCTATTGCATATCCAGAATTTATTCCTTGAACTAAATCCATTAAGAATATTCTAAATGTCTCACCTGCCTCTGTTGGCACATGATTCTTTAATACTTCATTTAATACAGCTAAATTAGCACTTACTCCTGTAGTACTAGATTTCTTAATCTCTACTCCTGCTCCGTATGCTACTGCATTATTTCCTTTACTTACTATAACTATCTCTTTCATTTGATAGTACCTCCTATAATTTTATAATTTCATAAATAATAATTTTCTGCTTATGCTTTTATAACATAATGCTCATATAAAGCTTTTTCTGCTTATAATGCAAAAAGAGAAGAGGCTATTAACCTCTTCTAGTTATACTAACAACTTTGAATGGAAAGTTGTCTTCATTTTTATTTATTTCTTTAATGAAATCTTCTAATTCATTAGTCATGTCTCTTGACTCAACTCTTTCATCTATTTCATCTATTCCATTAAATTTATTAGAAACTACTTCTAAGTCTTCTAGCATTTCAGGTAAATCTTTTATTAAACTTTTAACGAAAGATTTTCCTGCAAATACTAAGTCTATAGCCTCTTTAGCTGTGTACTCTTGAGTAACCTCTATATCATTTATTTTTACTCCTTGTACTTCTATACTTCCTAATTTAAATATTGTTTTCATATCAATAATCTCCTTTATTTTGTAATTTATATTTTATAATCATAATAATCAATTTTCTGCTCAACAAACGTTGAAATTTAGCCGTTCCCCTCAAAAGGGGAGTAGACTAATATGCGTCCACTGCACTAACTCTTTCAGGTGCTGGAACCATACTGTCTACTATTTTCCATGTAGCGTCTCTGTAGTCTATGAACATTTGAGATTTTAAACCTCTTTGTCCAAATAGTTGTATGTTATTGCTTAATTGCTTAACATTCTCATCAAGACGTTTTACTTCTGTTAAAAGCTCTGGAGCTATTTGTTCTCCATTCTTTTTGCATCCAGTAGTTACCCAAACTTTTCTAGTATCTTCATATCTTAAGAACTCTATGAATCTAGGTAGTAAAAATACAACTGGTTGGTCAAATTTCATTTGATTTGGTCTAGGTACAATTTCTAATATATCATTTAATGCTTTAATAGCACATAATTGAGTATTTTGATTCTCATCTACAAATGTATATAGTGAACCTTTACCATTTTCATTTTTCTTACTATCTGTTATTACAACAGTACCTGCTCTTCCTGCTACAGTATAAATTCTTCTTGCCATATCAATTACCTCCAAAATTTTAATTTCACAAAATATCATTTTCTGTTCCCCGAAGGGAGAGAGTTATCATTTTTACATCATCTACTACCACTCACAAGTCATAGAATCACGGTGCCTGCCACTCTAACCTCGCTATACGACGCATGGTTTCGTATAACTCAATAGGGTATCACAAAATATTATTTTCTGCCCTCGTAGAGTGATAGGCACTCGTAGAGAGACATGAACAAATATATTAACACTAACAGTCGAATAAACTGCTATGCCCTAAGACATTTGCTCACAAAGAAGACTTTTCTGCTCCCTCTGTTAAGAGGGAGAAATAATCTTCAAAGAAGATTGTTTTCTGCTGTCTCTCGAAGAGAGACGTAGTCTTCTGCTAAAGGGTCACGTAGTGCCCTTTTCTGTGAAAACACCCGTAGGGCTTAGCAAATGTACCCTCCCCGTAGGGGGAGAGAGGCCTAGAACAGTTCGTCCTCTACATCATCAAGAACAGAGCTAGTTAAGACATCAACAGGAGAAGGTATTAGCTTCTTCTTATTTTTCTTAACTTTGTTTAATAGTCCAGCTTTAGCTATTAAAGCTTCATCCATTTCACGTTGAGCTCTTCTAGCTTCTACTTTCTCATTAAATGACTTAGCACTTTCTTCTGCTTTCTTATCAGCCTCCTTTTTATTAGCATCTAATAATGCCTTGTATTCTTTGTACATGTCTATAACTTCAGCTGTTACTTTAGTTACTATAGACATTTCTGGCATAGTCTTACTTTTCTTAGCTATTATTGCTTCTAATGAATCTACACTAGGTCTAGCATATTTAGGACAGTAGCTATATAAGTAGAACTTACCATTTAATTTAACATATCCAACTAAAACATCTTCCATAGAGAATTCAGTTACACCTTTAATAGCTGAACTTCTAGCCATATATCCATTATCTCTATTTATTTTAATTGGAGATAACTTAGTTCTATTAGTTAAGAATTTATGCTCATTTACTAATACATTCTCAACAGCTATCTTATATTCATCAGATAACTTCTCATGAGATAACCAAGTTATTTCATCTGTAGTAGGACTAGCTATTAAATAACACTTTTCTGTTTGATACAGTTTAGCATTAGGATTCTTCCCTACTTTAGCATTTGATACAGTTACAAATTGTGGCTTATCTGTATCTTTGTTTTCTTCTTTAACTTCTACTATCTCCTCCTTTGGCTCTTCTATTATTTGCTCATAAGCATTTATTTCTGACATTATGCTTTCTTCTTGTGAAGCTAAGAATTCCATATAATCATCTTCTTCAGATGGATTTGTTGATTCATGTATTTCTATCTCTATTCCTATATCATCTACATCTGGAGCTTCGTTTATCATATCTATAACTGATTTACGTTCTTTCTTAGTTCTGTTAGATAATACAGTGCTTACTTTTTCATTTATTTTCTTTTCTTCTAATTGTGTCTCCTTTTCTGCTAATTCTTTTCTAAGCTTTTCTATTTCTTTCTTTTGTTCAGCTATTGTATCTAAATGCTTCTCTATTTCAGTCATATCTTGTACAACTTGTACTGGACCTTGTACTATCTTACCTTTATTTATTGTTATATTTACTGGATTATTTTCTTTAACTACTTCTACTACTTTACCTTTCTTTATAATAGCTTTTTCTACTATTCTTTCTATGGTTTCAGCTTCTAATAAGTAAGAGCAGTCTAATGCAGCTAATATTTCTTTTACTTCTGCTAATTTCTTTATAGCTAAATCTTCTTTCTCTCTTCCTATGTTAGCTAATATATCCTTTGCTTGTTGTTCTTTCTTTAATAATGCGTTTACGTTTTTCATAATATTTATCTCCTTTGTTATTTAAATTATTTTATCTTATAGTTTAGTTTTATTAAAAAGAGGAGCCATTAGACCCCTCTACAGTGTTGCCTATCCTAATATAGCTATAGCACCTTTAGCACATACAATCGTATCCATCTTAGTGTATTCGCTCATTTTATTAGCTTTAACAACATGTGACACTCTACCTAACATTCTAGATGCAGCATCTGAATCTCTTCTTAAGTTTAGATGTAACTTACCACCTATCTTAATAGTGTGTAGAGAGTATTTATCTTTCTTGCTTACACTTAGCTCTATAGCATTAGACCATAGACCAAATGATTTTTGTAATTTTGCAGCATCAGCTTTTTCAGCTAATTCTTTTTCAGCTGCATCCATACCATTAGTATTAGTTTCAGTCATAGTAGTAACTGAGTTAACTATTACTTCACTAGTAGCAGTGTTAGCATTGTATACATTAGCAGCTTGAGTTAAATCACAAACATTGTCAAACATTAAGAATTCAACTTGTTCGAATTCATACTCATTTACATACTTAACAAATACAGCTTCACCGCCTATTACTTTAGCTATAACTATTCCTGTGTAATCATCTTCTTCAGTACAGAACATGAAATCAGTTGAACCATCTTCTAATTCAACTTCACATTCACCATTTTCCATATAGAATGGAGTTCCTGGAGCTATAGCAAAGTTATCTGGTATTTCTACTTCTATAGTGCTATACATAGCATCTGCATTGAAATGCCACTTTAACTCATTAGCGAACATAGCAGATATTGCAGTGTATCTATAGTTGTTTACCATTGAGAAGTTTTCTTCTCCTTTATATTCAGTAATCTTGAACCAACCAGCATTACAAGCTATTTTGAATGTTTCTTCTGGAGTTAATCCTTCAGATTCTCCTAAAGTATATATAGCGTTTCTTAATTTAACAGCTAATTCATCTACTTTAGTCATTGGTATATATTTAGCATATCTGAAGTGATTGTGTATCATTTCACATGCTATAATAACCATTTTCTTAACTTTGTGTATAGCTTTGATGTCCTTATCTATATTTAAAGCTAAGAACTCTTCGAATAATCTCATATTAGATAATTCGTACATTTCTACTAATTGCCCTATGAAGTTAGATTGTTGTTGTACCATATACTCTTTTAATTCTGTAGCAGAGTCTTTTATTAAAGATTCTTTCATTGCATCCTTTATAGCATCTGTCTTAGCTTTAACTAATTCTTCTTGAGATGCATTAGGGTTAGCAGCTACAAATAATTCAAATTGCTCTTTAGCGTAGTCATAAGCATTGTCTAATGGTAAGTAGTCATCTATAGAGTATGTGAACTTAACATCTTTCTTATGTTTAGCATCTGCTTTCTTATTAGCTACTATTTCAGCAAAGTTATGAGATACAGTTAATTTCTTAGAAGCTAACTTACAAGTGTAAGCTGACATGAACTCTGTTATTTCCATCATTCCTTCTTTAACTGTTGCATCTTTAGCTGAGTCTATTTCTAGCTCTTGCATAACTCTACCTATCTTTTCTAAGTCTTGACCTATTCTTACTAAGTCTTCTTGAGTAAATACGCTACTCATTTCTAATTGCTCAACAAATGTAGTTATATCAGATTTAAGAGCTTTAACTAATCTCATTTGTCTTCCTTGTAAGTTTTCTACTAAGAATATGTTATTATTAGCTTCCATGAATATAGCAGCATATCCTTCTCCATTACCCTTAGTACCTACAGTAGGGAATACTTTTCTTAATTTTATTAAATCAGTAGTACCATCTTCTTTTATGAATTGAATGTTATACTCGTTATCCATTAATACTCCAGATACTTCTACTAAGTTAGTTATTATACCAACCATTGACCCAGCTACATATCCTAATCTAGCTAAAGCTCTTACTACAGAACCTGGTTGATTTAATTCTATTTCTGTTTTCTTGTTAGCTTTTAAGTATTTTATTGTTTCATAGTTGTTTAAGTCTCTTGCTACTAATGCGTCTTGTATCATGTTGTCTGACATTTCCTTTCTCATTTTATTTGCTACCATAGATTTAGTGTTTACGTTTATATTCTTGTTCATCATTGTTGTTCTCCTTCTGCTGTCTATTAACAGCTCACCTATTATTTTTATTTTAATTTAAATTGATATTATTGTTTTTTTAATGCTTATATAAAAATAGAGAGAGCTTAATGCCCTCCCTGATTATTTACAGATTATTGTTGCTAATCCGTCATTGTCATTGTATTTAGTTAATAGTATGTCTACTAATTTCTTTTCGAATACTACAGCTATACCATCGTAGTCAGTATCCATACCTGCTAATTTATGCTTTAATGTATTATCAGCACCTAACTTAGTTACACCATAAGAAGTGTTTAAGAAATCGTCTAATAATATAGCTCTTTCATCTCTAGTTATTTGCTTAGCTTTATACATAGCATTTATTCTAGCTTTTAATTGTGCTGAAGTAACATAAGTCACTATAGCATTTTCATCAGAAGATGGAGATGGATATTTGAATGCTACTCCTGTTAATAACTCAGCTAACTTAGCATCTTTCTCTGCTCTAGTTGCATTAGAGCTTTCTATCTCATTTATTTCTTCTGCGAATTTTACTTCCACGTCTCTAGAGTAACACTCTAATCTTCCGCTGTATTCGTTTCTAGCTAATAAGCTATCTACTTTACCAGCTGTTAAGAAGAATGTGTCATCGAATAAAGCTCTTTGGAAGTAAGCTTTTATATCTATTTTGTTTTTGTATACCATAGCTTGTTGTCTTGGTAACATTTCTTTTATTAATGCTTCTAATGCAGCAGTGTTTTCAGTACCATTAGCAACATATCTTATTATGAATTGAGCTAATGAAGCTTTGTGTGCATCTATATCACCTGATAACATATTTTCTAATTCTGCATCGAAGTTTTCTGACATACATTCTAATAATGCATTTATAGTAGCTTCTTTATCAGCTATTAAGAACTTAGCTAACATTTGTCCTGAAGTTGAAGTATCTGAACACTTAGCTATATCTAGTAAGTGAGTTGTAACATTACCTTCTACTATCTTTTGTAAAGATATGTTCTTTAATAACTTACCACCATTGTAGTCTATTATGCATCCTAATGTTTCTCTATTACCTACTACTATTACTTTGTAGTCTTCTCTGTTTAAGTTTGAAACATCTGTACCAGCTTCTACAAATAATACTTTATCTTCACCATACATTTCTATTAATCTATTTAATCTGAATTGCATGTTCTTTTGAGTCTTAGCTTCACCGAATACTTTAGTAAAGTATTTATTTGCTCTAGTTTGAGCTGCGAATAATAATGCTTTATCCATAGATAAGTTTCTTCCTAATTTAGCGAATGACTTTTGCATCATTTCTACTGATATACAGTAAGCACCATCTGAAGTATTATTATCTATTTCTATACCATTAGATTCTAACATCTCTCTTGTTTCTTCATTGTAGTCTTGAGGCCCTAGTATTTCATCTAATACTATCACATAACCAAATTCTTCGTTAGCTGCTTTAACCATTTCTACTGATGGAGCACCTAATATACCTAATCTAGCTGATAACTTAGTTAAACCAGCAACTGTTAATTTACCTTCTATTGCTTGAGATAATGCACCACCAGATACTTCATCCATTATTTTGAATGCATCATCTGGTTGTATAGCTGTCATTAATTGAGTTTCACTTCTCATGTTAGATGGTGACCAGTTTAATACTGTTAAGTGAGTACCTTCTACTGATTTATTAGCTACATATACTTTATCGTTCTTAGTTATTCTAAGACCCATAGTTTCAACACCATCAACTAACTTATTTTTAACTTCTTTTATCTCTGCATCTGTACTGTTTTTCATTATCTTTCTTATATCATTTTCAAGACGAGCGTATACTACAAGCGTATGAGTTTTAGTAGCCACGTATAATCTGTCAGCTGTAGTGTCATTACACTTAACTGTATAATCTGGTACTAATGCTTTCTCATCTTCATCCCAGTGAGATAATTGAACCACTGCTTGCTCATTTGTATCGAAGTCTGCTGCAAATTCCATTAATGCTCTAGAATTTGGGTTGTTAGAACCTGTAGTGTGGAATCTCTCTCCATATAAGTACATTTCACCTGATTCTTTGTCTTGTGCTGCTCTTAATATTATACCTTCTATAACTGGAACCATTTTGTGAATGTTTCTTATTATAGCGTTAGCATGTCCTTTGTGAGCTGCCATTGATAATGTTTCTTCTACTGTTACTACATCTTCTGCCTTTTCTACTACTGCCTTTACTATCATTCCGTTTGCGTTTAATACTAATTTACTCATTTTAATTTCTCCTTCTATATGTGGTTATTAACCACTACCTAATTATATTTTTTATTGTTTTGATTTAATAATTTGTTATTTAATTTTTCTTATCTAAATTTAAATGATTTACTAGTTTGTACTAGTCCTAATTGTTTAGTACCATCTTTATATGTGTACTCTGTTACTTCTGCACCAAACATTACTTCATGTCCAGCTTTAATCTTAAAGTGATTAACTATTTTATTTGATTCAGCACTTATCCATACATGATGTACTCTTGCTGCTATCTTTAGTTTATTGTCTTTTCGGACACAACATTTAACATTTTTTAATAGCATTGTACTTACTTTATATGTAGTACCAAATATACTAGTTTCTAATTTTGTACTTCTTTTAGCTACATCAGCTACAACTATAAATTTTTTATCTTTTAATCTTTCCAAATCTTTTCTGTACACTGTTGCTTTCATTATTCGCCCTCGCTATGTATAGTCTTAAGAAAGAACCTCCTTGGCTAAAACAAATATCCCGTGCTAGAGACATAGGCAATACCATAGATGATGTTAATGGAGAATAGCTGTCTGCTAATAATACTGTTGCATTTATTCTTTTGTTCATTGGAGTTACCTTTCTACCTTTGTTGGTCCTTTCTAATTTGATTTGGTTACTCCCCCTGATATACTAGCTCAATCTCCCCAGATTGGCTGTCTGAATCTCTATTGTTAAAACTATTAACTATATACCAACTCCTATTACATTGATACTTCCCCAAATATCAACGTACCCACATGATTGTTGGCAGCCCCATGGATATACAGACCCCCATCTGCATATCTCCCGACGTAAATATAGTTTGTTACTTTGTTATGCTATTAATATCTAACTATTATTCTTCCCTCTTGTACTAGCTTAATAGCTTTTCTAGTAGTTACCCCTAACTGTCTAGCAAGCTTTTCATAAGCTACTTCATCAACTGTCTTCCCTGTTGCTTCTGCTATTACTTTACACTCCATATAAAATGGTGTTACAAAGTAAGGCACAGTAAGTTCTTCTTGTTGTTCTACTCTTACTACTGGTTCTTCTTGTACTTCTATTTTAATCTCATATTGTGGTGCTTGTACTTCTTCTACTAATGCTACTGGAGCATCTGCTATTAAAAATCCATTTGCACTATTTCTTAATGTATCAAACATTGGTTTATCCATGTACTTTCCTGTACCTTTTAATCTATTGTTTATATTTTTCATATCTTCTCTTGTTAACATATCTTTCATTCTCCTTTAATTTTTATTATTTTTTATTTTTAATTATCTAGCTATATTCTTTATTCTTTTCATCATTATCTTTTTACTACTTAAGTAGTTACAATTGTCCCTTATTTCTCTTAAACACTTTCTTAACTTAATATTATTCATATTCATTTCTCTAGCTGCTACTAAATCAACTCTTGTTTCTATTGCTAATCTGTTTCTAGGATTATCTAATCCATGAGTTATATGAGCTATTTCATGCTCTAATACAAATTGTTTAGTTCTATTGCTAAGCTTTTTAAATACGTTATCTACAGCTATTACATATGTGCCTCTTTTACTTGTTCTATATACAGCTGCTACTTCTGATACAACTAAAGCGGCCTTATCTCCACTTACTATTGCATCTACATCTTTAATATGGAATGTGTATCCATATCTTCTTACTGTGTGTATAGGTACTTTATAATCTAGGTCATATAAGACATCTTTAGCTTTAGTCATTGTGATAATTTTCTTAGTTATCTTATCCTTTATAGTCTTGATTGTTCTGTACCCTTTGTTTAGCACTTTTCTTACTTTCTTTAATAACATTTTCTTTGACATGTTATATCCTCCTTAGATTTAATTATTGATATATAGTTCTGTCTATATCCTATAGGTGTCTCTATTTCACCTCCTCTCTAAGCTGCTATTACATAGTCTAAAGCATAGTGTAAGTCTAAGCTAAAGTCTAATGTGTTTATAAGAAGCTTAGCACAGTGTCTAGCATGTGTTTCATGCCAACTGTCCTTATAGCTTACTTGCCCTGATTTCATTTGTTGTTTACTAGCTTTGAATTGTCTAGTCATGTGTTGTGCTTGATATGCATGAGTTAATTCATGTAGTAATGTCTCTGCATTCTTTCTTAAGTTACCATCTAAGAACACTACTATCTCACTATCTGCATGATAACCTCTAACATTAGGCTTAGTTATGAATCCCTTAGCTCTAACATCTACATATCTTACATTCTTAGTTATTCTATAAGCCTTCTTAAAAGCTTTCTCTATCTTAACTAATTCAGTCACATGTTTGTTGTTATCGTCAATTGATGCTACCTCTAAAGCTATTGTCTTAACCACTTTTTTTATTGTCTTTCTTATCATTGTCTTTGTTGTCATTTTATTTATTATCTCCTTTATTATGTAATTATTTATATTGTCTACCACTCTGCATTTACTAGGACTTGTGACCTACATGTTTATACATGGTTGCATTAATAGAGGATAGGTATACTTACCTACCCTACAAGTGTTGTCATTTAAGACATAGCATGTTGACTCGACTATTGTGTCAATTAACATTAAAACAGTCTTTTGCCTTCTATCTTAATAGCAATGGATGAACCCTTTTTATGAGTTAAACACCACTGTCTATTCACCTATTAAGATTTAATTACAATTAGCAACTGAGTGCACGATACCATGTTATACAGAGGACTAGATTATGTATAACACTACCTTGTTACTTTTATGGACTTCTATTTCTTATTAAGCTTCTCATGGTCATCACCTCCTTTCATCATAAATTTTTTAGTCTCTATGGACCTCTAATCATGATAACCATTCCTTTCTTAATAAATTTAGTGTTCAGGTATACTTTAACTTAGTACACCTGGGGCTAAAATTCTAGCTTCATTAACACTATCAATAAACCTGTTACCGCCTCGAAAAAATATAAATTTTTCATTTTCCTGAGAGTTTTGAGAATTTTCTGACAATTTACAGAAATAGCAGAATATATATAATATATATAACTATTTTTTCACTAGGGAGAATTGTCAGAATATTTCGTCTAATTGATATAAAGTTAATAAAGAGTTTATACACAGGTGTTTATATACTATAAATATAAGAATTTTATGGAGGTGCTAAAATGGCAAAGCTATTAATAATAACAGATGAAAATAAAGTAATAGAAGTACAAGGAAGGATGACATTTGAAGTTAACAAAGTTGAAACTGAAGATGGAGAAATTACATTAGTAGCATCTGGACAATTATCTATGCACAATTATATAGAAGGAATTATAGGCATAGAATCTGCTAGATACAAGTTAACTAATGTAGACATAGTTAGAGAAGTATTTGGAACAAACGACTTTAATATCTTATACGAGTTTGTATTAACAGACGGATATAGTTATGAGATTAAAGAAGATACATTATCAGAAGAAGCTATTAAAGAAATAGAAGATGAAGAATATAAAGACGACGACTCTAATAAATGGGAGGTGTAATAAATGGATTTAAGAAACGAATTAGAAGAAGTTCAGAATAGAGATGCTATAGAAGCTAGACAAAGATTTGAAGCTAATATAGGTAATGTGTGGGGACATAGTGGTTTAGGAGTAGAGGCTAAGAAAGCTGCTATGGCTATGTTATCTACTAAGACAGGTTTATATGCAAAAGTACCTATAACATGTAAAGCTGACACGTGTCCTTATTCAAGTACGTGTGCATTGTTACCATATGGATTGGCTCCATTTGGAGAGAAGTGTCCGTGGGAAACTGCATTAATAGAAACAAGATATGCAGGGTATATGCAAGACTATGATTTAGATGCGGCGAGTTTTACTGATAGTACAATAGTATCTGAATTAATAAATATAGATATAATGTTAGAAAGGACTAAAGCATTAATATCTGAAGAGCAAACTCCTATTACTGAAGTTATAGCTGGTATGACAGAATCAGGAGAGCAATATACTAGACCTGAAGTTTCTAAAGCTTATGAAATATATGAGCGTAATCTTAATAGAAAAGAAAAATTATTAGAAATGATGTTAGGAACTCGTAAGAGTAGAAAGGGTCAAGAAGACCAATCAGATTCTATTCAAGACATATTGGCTTCTGCTTTAAACGATACAGAGTTCATTATAGAAGAAAAACCAGATAATATTGGGTAATAGATATATAAACTATTATTAAATAAAAGAGGTGATAATATGGCAGGTGGAGCAAAGATAGCAAAAAACATGCTTAATTTTGCCGCTGGTATAAATGCTAGTTTAAGACCTGTAGCTAATAAAGCTGGAATGGAAGCATTAGATAAAAGTAGTAGAAAAGCTGCACAACAAGTGCTTGAATCTTCAGCTGGTAAGATGGGAGCTAAGGTTGGTAATAAAGCTATGAACAATACCATGACTACTGGTATAGCTAAAACTATACATAATATGGATGGTGGTATGAAATTTAAACAAGCTCTTAGAAGTGCTCACTCTATAGCTGACGACACTGTACAAGGTGGAACTAGAATCTCTAAAAGAAAAGTTGCTGGTACAATGGCTACTGTTGGTGTAGCAGGTAGAGTTGCTACTGGTGGTGGATTATATAGAGATAGATATGGAAATGTAAATGTTCCAGGTGTACCATTTATATAAGATAGTAGAAGTAATAGAAAAGTGCAGTTGTAATAACTGCACTATTTTTAAATATGAATATAGAGAGGTGATACGATATGGGATTAGGTAAGTTTTTTGGTAAAATTACAGAAACAGCATCTGATTTGACTTTAGGTGTCCTTCACTCTAGACCAGTACAAGGAGTTCTTAAAGGTACATTTAAAGGAATAGCAAAATCTGTTGACCCAGCAGCAGGTGTTGCTGAAAAAGCTTGGAAAGCTGGAGAAAAAGTAGTTGGTGCAGCTACCAATAAAGAAACATATAAGAGAATAGGAAAAGCTGTTGAATCTGGAGCTGGTAAAGTAGTTAAGAATACATTAACGGACCCTGACTCTTATAAACAAATAGGTAAGATACCAGATTTAAAAATTAATAAGAATACAGTAGGTGCTCCTATACTTGCATCTAATAAGACATTGTTTGCTGATGATATGAATAGAAGAATAAAAACAAGTCTTAATACTTTAACAGCTATATCAAAACCATTAGTAACTAGTGGAGGAGATAACTTATTACCTTTTGGTATGAAAGCTACAGGATTAGGTGTTGCAGCGGCGGCTACGTTCCAAGTAGGAGCAGGAACTCCAGAAGCTGTTAAGTCATGGAATCAAAATAGACAGGGAACTAATTATGATAGACAACCTGTAACAAGTGCACCTAAAGTTCCAGCTTATGCTCAGAATGGTGGAGCTACAGGAGACTTAGTATTTGCTCTTAATAATCTAAGACATGGAGGTATGATGTAATATGGCTCAAAAAGGTAGAAAGAAAAAAGAAGAAGCTAGGTTAAGACAAGAACAATCTAGACAAGCAAAAGAACAAAAAGCAATGGCAGCTTGGCAAGAGATAGTAGATGAAGCCCATGCTGAAGCAATACAAGAAAATAATATTCGTACTGTAGATGATATAATAAATAAAGCTTACTCTACTAATGAAGAGCTATTAAATAATATAACTTATAAGACAAATGATTCAATTATAAAAGAAGCTCGTTATGAAACAGAGTTACAGCTTAAAGCTCAACAAGAAAAATTTTATGCAGACAATATAGATATAGATGTAAGAGATATGGATGCTATGCATGCCGAAGCTTTACAAATGAATCAGAAATTCGATACTAAGAAAGCTATTCAACAAAAAGAACAAGCCAGAAACTCAAGAATTAACGGTATCATAGAAGATGCTTTTGGAGTACACTCCTCAAGTGGAGAAGCACATGCTTATTTGAATAAGTTAAATAGAATGGGTGTCTTTGATAACCAAGAGGACTTTTTAACAGCTAAGGCAAGATTAACAGATAGGTATAATAATCAAACTACTAGAAGTAGACTTAATAGACCTGATACAGCAGAAGGGGTAAATAGGTTAAAAGGTAAGAATCTTAATTTCCATACTGCAAAAAATTCTTATGCTGTTAGTTCAAAAGCTAATGGTGAGTTAGTAGGTTCAGTTACTAATAATACAGCAAGAGCAGTTGCTGAAGGAGCCGAAGATGTAGGTAATCAATATCTTAAAAGGGCCCTTAGTGGGAGAAACCTTAATGCATTAATGAACTTAGGATTCGCTGTTAGTGATTACCATGAAGCAAGAAATGCTGGAGAAGGTGTTTTAAAATCTGGAGCTAAAGCAGGAGCACTATTTGTAGCAGGGGAAATGTTAGGTGGATGGATGATGCCAGTTATGTTGGCTAAACAATTACCTACATTAGCTGTTAGTGCTGTAGAGACTACACAAAACATAACTAGAAAGATGAATAGTACAGCCAGAGTACAAACTTTTGGTGAGGCTCAATTCCAAGATACACAACAACTTGCTACTATGAGACAAGCAGGTATGGAGTTAGCTAAAATGAGTCAGTATAACTTACAACAATCTATAATGGGTAACGAAGCTCAATATATGCATAGACTTTAATATATTATAATCAATAGAGTTTAATAGTAAGGAGAGATATGAAAAAATGATAAACCCAAAATACGTTTTAGTAAATGCAATAGAAGAAAGATTAAATATAACTTTAACAGACGAACAATTAGCTTACATATTTAGTGAAGACCAGGAGTTAGTTATGACTACTCCAAGGAAATATGGAAAAGACCTTATAACAGCTATTAAAATAGCAGTACATTTAATACTTAAAGATAACCATAAAATAGGTGTCCTTTGTTCTAGTAAGGATATAGCTAAAGGAGTACATCAACAAGTAAAAGAAATATTAGAGTTATTAAATGCAAATAATCAAATACGATTTTGTAGTAAAAATCCTTGTAGAATATTAATGAATAACGATAGTCAAGTTAATATGTTCTCATCAGATGCAGAAATAAGAGGACATAGATTAGATGAAGCATATATAATGGAATTCTTACATAGACAAGGAATGAATGATGCTTTTAATAGAGTGCTAATGTTGTTACTACATAATAAAGATTATAGATTAAATATAATAGGAACACCTACTATAACTATTTCAATGGAAGGAATATTAAACAGGTCTAATATAAGACATATAGCAGTTGAATGTACAATGCAACATTTAAATAGCATTGTAATATCTGAAGAGCTACCTGAATTTGCAAGACCAGGTGAAACGATATTTAATGCTAGAACTAATGAATATTATATAGCTAATCAATTTGGAGAGTTCGTCTGTTGTAATTTACAATAAAGGAGTGATATAATGGCTTTAGCAAAAGCTGAAGCGGCAAAGTTAAAAGAAATATTTGATGACCCTATCAAATGGGCACAAGCTTTCTTAAGAACATTTGACCCAAGACAAAAGAAAATAGTACCATGGACCGCTAGATGGTATCAAGTAGAGATGCTTAGAGATAAGCATACGAGAAAAGTATATAGATGTGGACGTCGTATCGGAAAGACAGAGACGATGGTTGTTGAGATGTTATACTTAGCATTCACTAAAAAGAATTTCCGTGTACTTATGGCCGCACCATATGAAAACCAAATACGTAACATGTTTACACGTTTAAACGAATTAATATCAGAGAGTCCTCTGGTTAAACAAGCAGTAGTGTCTAGTACTAAAAATCCAGCTAAAATAGAATTTGCTAATGGTTCAATGATATTAGGATTCACTACAGGGGATGACGCAGCTTCTGTCCGTGGACAAAGAGCTGACTGGATATTTATAGATGAGATAGACTTCATGTCTGAATACTGTTTTGAAGTTGTTGCTGCTGTTGCCATAGAGAGAGCAGAGATAGGTATAACTGTTTCTTCTACTCCATTAGGTAAGCGTAGTCACTTCTATAGAATGTGTACAGACCCTTCAATGAATTATTCTCAACATTTCCATCCATCTACTCATAACCCTAACTGGAATGACCAAATGGAAGCAGAGCTTAGAGCACAGTTAACAGCTGAAGGTTATGTTCACGAAGTTCTTGCTGAATTCGGTACGCAAGAGACAGGGGTATTTGATAAAGATAAACTAGATGCAGCTCAAAAGGTTTTAGATTATGCTTATAATCCTCTAGACTACTTCCAACAAAAGAATTGTATAGAAGAAGGAAGAGAGCCAGAGATATTTATGTACAATCAATCTTTTAAAGCTCCTAGAAATATATTTAGAACAATGGGAGTAGACTGGGATAAATATGGAGCTAACAGTTCTATACTTATATTAGATTATGATATGAAGCTTGGTAAATTTAAAGTATTTAAAAGAGTAGAGGTCCCTCGTTCTGAGTATTCATATGACGCAGCTATTAATACAATAGTAGAGTTAAACGATATATATAATCCTTCATGGATATATTGTGATGCTGGTTCAGGAGAATACCAAATAGAAAGACTACATATTATAGGGGAAGAGAATCCTCATACAGGATTAAAGTCTAAAGTTAAGAGATGGTCATTTGCTAATAAGTTAGATATAATGGACCCAATAACTAAAGAATTTGAAAAGAAACCTCTTAAGCCATTTATGGTAAACCAATTACAAATAGCATTTGAAAGAGATAAAATGATATTATCTCCATACGATACTACAC